CTTCTTGATTCCTCACAAGGCTGGATATTCTTGGGATGCTTACAAGACTATGACCGATATGGGTCTTCGTAAGAATAAGACAGTTACTGACTTCCTTCGTGAAGTTCAGACCGCTGCAGATATGCAAACTTATTATGAAAAGAAGAACCAATACGAAAAGAACCTTGAGTCTGTTGGTACAGACTTTGAGCGTTCATCACTTCGTAAAGAGTTTACAAATTGGGCCACAATCTATAAGGCTGGTCGCCCATTAGTACAAGAAGAACTATCGCAGGGTAGCCAAAAGGCTATTGAGCGTATGAACGCTTACAATGATTTGACAGCAATGGTTAAATCACCAGTTGCTGAAAAGGCAAATCCTGGAACTGTTCAGGCTTTGCGTAAGATGGTTGATCTTTATGAGGCATATAAGACTTCAAGAAAAGAAATAGATCAATTTGGTGGTAGCCAATTCCTTTCTCAAATGAATAAGGATGAAACTATTATCAAGATGCGAGAACTTTCACAATACAACGAGAACACCGTGAGTGCTTACAACGTACTCTTTGGTAGATTGCTAGGAGACTAAAGTGGCAGTAAGCTCACCAGATCAAGCTCGTGCTACGGCGCAAGCAAAGGAATCAGCACGCACTGCCATAGCCAGCACTGATGGAAGAACTGGGCAAACAACAACAGGAGACTTTACAGACTTCTTAAAAATTGTAGCAAAAAGCCCTACCCTTATTACTGCTTATTCAAAGATGCTTAAAGCAGGTAATTACTATAAAGGTAAGGTTACCGATAAGTACACTCCTGCTTTAGTAAAAGCCTTCAACAAAGCTGAAGAAGATAGAGCACTTGTTTCATTAACTAGCCCTATAAGTCGTGATGATTTCTTTCAGCAGATTAGCCTTATGGGTGAAGCTACAGGAACAGGTGCTGGTGGTCCATCAACAGTTACTAGTGTTACTAAGTACAAGCCAGAGGCTGCACAGCAAATAGTTAATTCAATTATCCTAGACACTTTAGGACGCAAGGCTACTGCTGCTGAGATTAAAAAGTATACAGAAATGCTTAAGTCAATTGAAGGCAAAGCATCAACAGTAACTAACTATTCAGGTTCAGGTTCTAACCAGAAGCAGACAGTCACAACTGGCTTAAGCGAAGAACAGTACCTAATAGACAAGATTTCAGGAACAGATGAAGGCAAGGCCAATAAGGTCCTTGGTTTCTATGAGACATTTATGAATGCGTTGGGTGGTCGCTAATGGCAGTTGATGTAAAAAAGTTAATTGCAGATGCAAAGGCTGCTCAAGAAGCAGCTCGTATCGCTGCAGAAAAAGCCCAAGGAAAAGCAGCAAAAGAGAACTTAGATTCTGAAACACGTGCACGTTCTAAGAATCAATTAGATTATGCCAATACTCTAAAACCTAGACTAATAGATTATGAATCACAACTTAAGTTCTGGGCTACCAAAATTGCTCGTGGAGATAAACTATCTGCAGTAGAGCAAAAAGAATTTGATAGATTAGTCAAGGACTACAACTCTCTTAATAAGACAGTTGATGCTGCAATTAAAAAGTCTAATGACATTCTTGTAGAAGCACGTAAAAAACTTGGAGCAAAACCATTCGTTCTAACTAAAACTCAAACAAGTACTGGGGCTCCTACCGGAACTCCTGCTGTTGCACCTTCTGCTCAACCAAAGCCTAATGAAAAACCAGAGACACCAACTACAGGCGGAGATACCGGTGGAGGGACAGATGGAGGTCCAACCGGAACGATAGTTCCGTCTGGATTTAATGTAGGAACATTCCGTAAAGCAGATGAAGCATCTATGGCTAAGCCTGGTGGTCCTACAGGACCTACTGGCATAACTGTTGCAGCAACACCTCTTGAGACTCTTCTTGCTAAGACAGATTTCTGGTACGACCTACCTGACTATATCTTTAAGTTAGAACCTAAACTTGGTGAACTGCTTGTACAAGCGGTAAAAGAGGGTTGGGATAATGACAAGTTTTTATCCAAAGCTAAGTTAACTCCTTGGTGGCAAAAGAATGCATCAACTGTACGCACTCGTATTGTTGATCGTGCAAAGTATGAAGAACTCAAAGCAGCAGGCGAAGATGTAACCAAGTCTGATTATGGTCTATATCTTGCAAAGCAAATGCGTTCTGTCAAGGCAAAGGCCAAAGAGATTGCTGGCGTTACTCTTACTGATGAGCAGGCACAATCTGTTGCACAGAAGATTTATGATGGTTTCCTAGACGATGACCCACTAGCAATCAATGCTTTGATTACACCATTCATTGGTAGAGTAACAAGCATCGTTGGAACAGGAACTGCTGGAAAGCAGACAGGCTTTAGTGGTCAGGCCCTTCAAAATTACCAAACACTCCAAGGCATTGCTAAGGCAAATGGATTTAGTCTAAAAGACATCTTGCCAAATATCTCTGCAGTTACTGCAGGCGGAGATCTTGAGACAGCGGTATTACGCGGTCTTGCTAATGGTGATATTGATATTAACCGTGTATCACAAGATGCTCGTATGCTTGCAGCACAAGGTCAACCACAGTATGTGCGTGACTTGCTTGGTCAAGGCTATGACCTACAGGCTATCTATTCACCATACCGCCAAACAATGGCATCAGTGCTTGAATTAAACCCAGATGAAATTGATCTTAATGATTCAACACTTCGTATGGCTATTACCGACAAGGGTGATATGAACTTGTATGACTTTAAGAAAGCGCTACGCAAAGACAACCGTTGGCAATATACAGAAAATGCTCGTGATGAGGTTGCTTCATCAACATTACAAGTCCTCCGTGACTTCGGATTTCAGGGGTAACAATGGCATATACACGCAATGAATGGGCAAAACTTCAAGCCAGCTTTCCACAAGAAGACAGAACAACTTACGAAGATTATCTTGCCTCAATAGGCGAAGGTCCTGCTACAGTTAATCCCACTGTAGATGATCCTGCTGCAGACGAACCTGTTGTAGATGAACCTACTGTCGTTGTTAAAAAGAAGCCTGTATCAACATATATTGACGATGAAACTGGCGACACTATCCGTGTGTATGATGATGACACAGAAGAAATTATTAAAAAAGGAACAAAGATAGCAGATGCTGCTAAAGCAACGGCTGCTACTGCAGCAGGAAAGAAAGCGCAAGGACAGTCTGCCTTTGATTTATTAAGATCAGAGTTTGGTGCTTATGGTATGGGTGGTTTAGTAGAACCACTACAACAATTTATTGAAGAGGGCATTTCTAGAGATGAGTTTGTACTGCGTCTTCGTGGCACAGATGCCTACAAGAAGCGCTTTGCAGCTAATGCTCAGCGTGTAGCAAAAGGACTTCGTGCTTTATCTGAGGCTGAGTACATCCAAAATGAAGACGCATACCAAGATGTAATGCGTCGCTATGGACTTCCAGAGTCTTACTACACACGTGGAGAAATGGGTCGTCAAGAAGGATTTGAAAAGTTTATTGCTGGAGATGTATCTTCAGTAGAACTTGAAGATCGTATTCAAACCGCACAAAAGCGTGTGCTTAATGCTAACCCAGAAGTAACACAAGCACTTAAAGAATTTTATCCTGAGATTACTAATGCAGACATTTTGGCCTATACCCTTGATCCAACTAATGCTATTGAGAACATCAAGCGTAAGGTAACTACTGCTGAAATTGGTGGCGCTGCAATTCAAACAGGACTACAAACCAGTGCAACCAGAGCAGAAGAATTACGAGCTGCTGGTATCACTAAAGAATCTGCACAGCAAGGATATGGAACAATTGCAGGTGGGCTACAGCGTGGTTCACAACTTGCATCCATCTATGGAGAAAACCCATATACTCAGACAACTGCAGAACAAGAAATCTTTAACATTGCCGGTGCTCAAGAAGCACGTAAGCAACGTCAGAAGATTACTGGACTAGAGAAGGCTTCCTTTGGTGGTCAATCTGGTCTATCATCTAGCGCATTAGCACGAGATCGTGCTGGCGCTTACTAAATAAAAGCCTGCCACTAGAACGACTGGCCTAGTGGAGCGACATCAATACCAGTAGCTAGAGCCACACCAGTTCCCCAACTGAATGTGAGGCTAGCGCCAACAACTAATAGGGAGAAGGACCACTATGTCCAATTACGACTACGAGGATGATGACGACTTCACAATGGATGACTCATCGAATGACCTAGTAAAGCAACTACGCAAAGCGTCTAAACAGAAAGACAAAGAACTAAATGAGCTTAAGGCTCAGTTTGAGTCTCTGAATAAATCGCAGCGCGAACGAGCAATAAAGGATGCCCTCGCAAGTCGCGGGGTAAACAGCAAAATTGCTTCATTTATCCCACAGGATATAGACCCAACTGAAGAGTCTGTATCTAAATGGCTTGAAGACTATGCCGATGTATTCGGTATTGAAACAAGTCAAACCCAGGCAACACCTAACGTAAATCCAAACGATGCTGCAGCATATAAGCGTATGACAAACTCCGCAGACTCTGGTGTATCACCAGAACATAATGGAGATATTATGCAAAGACTGCTCAATGCAAACAGCAAAGAAGAACTGGATGAAGTTATTAGGTTGTCTGGACTCTAATCCGATCCTAAAACAGAAAGGCTAGACCTAATGGCAATTCCAACAGGTACCCCCACAACCACGTCTAGCATCAGCAACCTCGTACAAGCAGCATACGACCAGTATGTAAGAATGGCACTACGTTCCATTCCTGTTATGCGCTCACTTGCAGATGTTAAGCCGGTTCAACAGGCTATGCCAGGATCATCAGTTGTTTTCTCAATCTATTCAGATTTGGCTCAGGCTACATCTACATTGACAGAAACTTCAGATGTTTCAAGCATCGCACTAGGTAACCCATCACAGGTTACAGTAACACTGAACGAATACGGTTCAGCAGTTACAACAACAAAGAAGCTAAACCTAACTTCTTTCAACGATGTTGATTCAGCACTTGCTGACATCATCGCATACAACGCAGCAGATTCTATTGACAACGTTGTAGGTCAGGTCCTCTCAGCAGGAACTAACGTGATCTACTCAAATGGTCCATCAGGAACTGCTCCAACAACTTCAGCAACAGTTCTACCAGTAGACACAATGACAGTTGCGGACATCCGTAACGCTGTTGTATCACTACGCACAAACAAGGCATTGCCTCGTATGGGTGAACTATATGCTGCATACCTACATCCAC